CGCGATTGCTGAGTTAGCCGGTGGCTGGCTCAAGGGCAAGGCAGAAGAGAAGGCAGCACAGTCTAGGGTCAAGGTTGCCAAGGCAGAGGCCGAGGCAGAGGTCATGAAGGTCGCCGCCACGCATGAAGCTGGCTGGGAAAAGATCATGGCCGAGGCCAGCAAGGATAGCTGGAAGGACGAGGCATGGACAATTTTGTTTATCGTGATTATCGCTATGTGCTTTATCCCGCCCATGCAGCCCTATGTCGATGAGGGCTTTGCGGTGCTGGAGTCCACCCCCGATTGGTTCCAGTGGGCAATGTATGCTAGTATTGCTGCATCATTCGGTCTGAGAGGCATCAAGGGGCTGAAGAAATGAAGCGCAAGTTCAAGTCTGTTCCCAAGACCAAGGGCGGTGTTCCCAAGAAGTATGTGCGCGGTGCCAAGAACCCCAAGAAACGTGAGGCAGAGATCAAGCGCACGCGCCGCCTGTACAAGCAGGGCAAGCTGACGCCAGCCATGATGAACAGGATCAGCAAGCAGAGGAGCCGAGGATGAGCAAAGCCGCGACCATTGCCAAATACTCCAAGTCGTCAGGCATATCTAAGTCTACACTCAGCAAAGTCTATCAAAGAGGGCTGGGTGCATACTACAGCAGCGGCAGTAGGCCCAAGGTTTCCGCGCATCAGTGGGCTGCTGGCAGGGTGCGCAGTTTTGCTACCGGCAAGGGTGGCGCACGCAAAGCTGACGCTGACCTGATCCGCAAGAAAAAGACCACCACCAAGAAATCAACCGCCAAGAAACGCACGAGGAGAAGCTAATGCCTGGTATGAAGTATTCCAAGAAGCAGAAGACCATCGCCAAGGCAGCAAAGCCGCGTAACAAGATCACCGGCGCTGACTTCAAAGCAATGAAGAAAAAGAAAAAGAAACGGATGGCATGAACAAAGATCGTCTCCGCGAAGAGCTTGCTGACGATGAGGGATGCAAGCTAGAGATCTACCTTGATCACCTTGGTCTACCCACGTTTGGGATAGGCCATTTGGTGCGTGAGGATGATCCTGAGCATGGTGAACCTGTTGGCACGCCTGTCTCTGATGAACGTGTGCGTCAGGTATTTGCTCTCGACATTGCTGTCACGCTGGAAGACTGCAAGCGCCTCTATGCAGACTTTGATGATTTGCCAGAAGAAGCGCAGCTAGTCATCGCCAATATGTGCTTCAACCTCGGCTACCCGCGCCTCTCTAAATTTAAGGGCATGAAGGCCGGCGTCGATGCACGCGATTGGCAGCGTGCGGCAGACGAGATGGTGGACAGCCGCTGGCACGATCAGGTACCCAACAGAGCCAAGAGGCTCGTCAAGCGCATGAGGGCTTTGTCTGATGGCTAAGACACCGGCATGGCAGCGTAAGGCTGGCAAGAATCCCAAAGGCGGCTTGAACGCCAAGGGCAGGGCTTCTGCTAGGCGTCAGGGTATGAACCTCAAGGCACCTGTAAAGAAGGGTGACAATCCTCGCAGGGCCAGTTTCTTAGCGCGTATGGGCAACATGAGGGGGCCGGAACGAGATGCGAAGGGCAAACCTACCAGGCTCCTGCTTTCTCTCAGGGCATGGGGTGCAAGCAGCAAGGCTGACGCAAAGAAGAAGGCAGCAGCTATCTCCAAAAGAAACAAGGCCAAGAAAAAAAGGGGGAAATAATCCCCCTAGTTCTTCTCCTTGTAGCAATCCCAGCAGATATCCTCGCCTGACGCAAGAGACACCCAATCATGCTGGGTATAATCACAGACCTTCTGACACCTCGCGCAATGAAATGGGCGACTGACCCTCGCAGTCTTTTGCTGCTTTCTCTTCTTCACGCTTCATCTCCAATCCGGCATTGAGGCAACGCAGGGCAAGATCCAGCATCTGCGTTGCATCCATTTGTTTGACATGACATGCGCCACCTAGGCTTACGACCACCCCATCATTTCTTGGGATAATCAGAAAAGTCGGCTCCACCATCTGTGATCCTTTCGATTTCACGCGTTGTGATGTACCAGCGGCCCCCTAAACGTTTGCCTTTGATAATCCCCTTGTGGAGCATCGTACGCAGCATGTTCACCTGAGACTTACTATCGGTGCCAAACAGCACCAAAGACGCCTCACGGGGGCTTAGAAGCGCCTTAGAATGGGATGTCTGGGTCATCGTCCTCTGCCTTTGGCTGTGGTGCCGAATATTTGTGGCTAATCGCGGCACCGATTGGCTTCATGGCTGGCTGCGATATGCCGTCAGAGATACTGTCCTCACCCTCGTATTCGGTAACTCGTGAGATACGAATAGAGATAGTGCCGTCCTCGTTGGGGAACAGGCTGACTTGGTGGCGCTGGCCTTCTCGGAAGGTAAGATCCGCAGGAGTTTTTTGCTCCGCTGAATAAGGTTGCCAGTTGCCGTTGCTATACTGTGCCTTGCTCTTCCCCTCCACGTTAGGGAACAGCTTGATGTAAGTGATTGTGTCATAGCGTCTAGCCATCCGATTTAAGCTCCTTCATGCGTGCTTGGCATTTTGCTTTGATGTCTTGGAAAATCTCAGGAAACTCTTTGTTCGCAATGTCCATCCACTTCTTTGTGAACTCTGCGTTCATCCAATCGTCGATCTGTTTCCTGTCAAACTGCGGCAGGTAATCACCAGCTTGTTGCTGCAATTCAAGCAGACTGTTTGGCGGTTCCTTTGCCGGCGGTAGGCTGGCGATAGCTTCTTCCTTTCTCCCCACGCCATCCATCTCGTTTGCTGACGCATACTCGCCGCCAGCTAGGCCCAGCGATGCCAAGGCACGGCCAATGGCAGACGTTTCACAGTTCTCCAAGGCGCTTGTCTTGTTGACGTTGCCTTGCCCCCTGATCTCTTCTGCCATGCCAGCACCAATCACAGCGCCGTCCATGTTAAGGATCTTGGCTTTGACTACGACGCGCTGGCCGTCATCTACCAAGATATGTGTATCCACCCCAAACTCGGTGCCGTGCATCTGCCGGAACGCTTCCATTCGATGCACCACCTGGGTGTACTTCTTGCCGCCGCGCTGAGTTACGCCATGACTATGGTTCAACTCAGACACAAGGGTCATTGTCTTCTTGAGGTCAGTCACTCGTGCCTCCTTGGGAAACTCCTAGCTTATCAGAGATTAGATGGACAAACAGTGCCAAACTCTTCTCCATATCAGCTATCTTTTCGTTGTTGCGATCAACGGTGCGTTGCAGGTGATCGACACGCACATACAACTCGTTGATGCTGTCCTGCATGTCCTCTCGCGTGACATACGGTGTGCCGATATCAACAGGTTCGCTGTGCATTAGAACGCCTCCATTTTGTCTTTGAGGCTAACTGTGATGTCCTTCTTGGATGAGGATCTGCCAGCCTTGTAGTTGGCGTATGCACGACTAAGCATGACGCTGTACTGGTGCGCACGCAGATGGTAAGCCCTGTCCATGCGCATACGGTTGACGTTTTGCAGCAGGAACGGAATGGGTGAGCGTGGCTTTGATCCAATGCCCTTGCTCATTTCGTCAAAAAACTTGGTGATTTGCTCACGCTGTCCATGTTTGACGGCCATGTAGAAGAAGGCACCAATGACGCCTGTCTGCCATTTGGTTGTTTTCCACATCAGCTTGGATACGTTCACCGCCTCTTGCAAAAGATCATGGTCGATCTCTTCAAGATACTTGTGCTTGATGTAGTCGTTTGTGACGCCGTTCTTGGGCGTATCAGACATACCGACCTCGTATGAGATGATCATGCGGATGATGGTAGATGCGTGCTTGTAGTTAGGCACACCCATCATTGCTAAGGTGTCAGCGGCACCGCGCTTCTTGCCAATGTCGATATGCTGGAATGTTTCTGGGTGCAGACCAAAAACGACATGGGTTGTAAACGGTGTGCCTGACCGCACACATGCAGCAAGTCTGTGCTGGCCGTCTTTCAACAGTCCATCAGTGCCAAACTTGATGCTGTCACCTGTCAGTGACCAATTGTTTTTCTCCATCTCGATTTGGTACTTGCCAACCGCGCCAAGGCTCAACGGCCTGTTTTTGTGATTGGTGTTGACCAAGATGAACTCGGCAACCTGCGGTGTGATCTGCACTACCATGCTGCCTGTCGGCGGTGACATGATGTACTTCTCGACTTGCGTCTCGCGCAAAATGCTAACCATTGTTTTCTCCCTGATAGAACTCTTTGTGCCACATGACCATTTGGCTGCGGCCTGATGCACCCTTTCTCTTGGTGCCATCGGTGATGATGATGCGCTTCTCTTTTAGTGCTTTGAAACGCGGAGTGACTGAGTTATACCGGTGATGCGGCAGGGCGTTGCAGACTTGATCGGCAATGGCACCTGCTGCACCAAACTCCCAGATTGCATCGGCTACTACGCTTTCCATCGCTGTCGCGTCGATGCTCTCTGCGGCGTCGTGGCTGGTGGCAGGGTCGTCCCTGCGCACCAGCTTGTAGGCTGGGGTATCAGTTAGCATCTTTGATCTCCCCAAACTTACGCTCATACGCACTGCGCACCTTGACGTAGTAGTCGATAGTGTCGCGGTATCCACGCAGATCGTCTGTGGAAATTTTTCCTTCCTTTTGCATCAGAGCGTAATGGATATGCTCTGCCGATCCGACAAGATCAAACTCGGCCAATTTGATGCCGGCCATCAGTTCTTCCTTTGTGAAACTAATGCTCACAGGGTTTGCTTTGCGTGCCATTAAAACCTCCATAGTTGATTGGCTACGTCTACGATTGATGGGCCATGACGCCTTGCGATCTCATTGAAGTCTGGCTGAACAAGGCCAGCCAGGTTGCGCCATGATCCGTTTGCGGCTTTCAGCAGGTTTTGCTTGATCTGCCATGACCGCACTACATCAGCATATGCCCGATCCAAAGCCTCTGGCTTGAGCAAGTCACAGTTGTCCTCGTCCGCTATGTAATAGCCAGACGCAGAGACAAACAGCAGTGACGGTGGCTCACCAGTTGCTTTGCGATAGACAGATTGCTGCATTTGTTGCTGCGCTGTCGGCGTGATGCCTTCGACCTTGGGTACGCGCCAAGATCGGGTGCCGTCCTTTTTAGGGGGGTTGCGCAGCGGTGGCTTGCATTTCAGATCAGTCTGCTTGCCGCCACCAGAATAGTCTTGATAGAGCATGATCGGCACATCAACCTTTGGCTCGTTGTGCCAGCGTTGATATTCGCCTTCGATCATATTCGCGTGTTTGAACGCCTCTCGCACGCCTTCAACCGCGTGCAGTATCATATCGGGGATGTAGTCTTTGAACGCCTCAAACTCTTCTGCGTCCTTGCCGTCGTCCCATTGACGCGGCTGATAGCTGTTGTACCGCTCCATCGTCTGCGCGATAGCCTTGGCCTGATCCATGCCATCTTGCTGCCCGACCATCGGCTGATACTTGTCCAGCCCAAGAATGAGGTTGGCACCATCTTGGGTCACGATCCCGCACCACGGCCTAGCAGCCATCGGTAGCTTCACACCCAGATGCCGAGTGTAAAGTTTGAGAACAAACTCCCAAGGCTCCTGTGTGCCACCTGACGCACTGTCATGGGTGGCGTTGAACTCTTGCCGGTAGGCTGGTGTTTCGTGAGGCATTGTGTGCTTCCTTGTGCTTTTCTTTGTGTTACTATCCCCTCTATCGCATGTAGGTTGACCGCGTGTCAACAATATTGTAGAAAAAAATATGACCTTATCTGAGTATCTAAAAGCAAAGAAGATTAGCCAAGCCAAGTTTGCACGACGCTGCAACATGAGTCGCGCGGCTATCTGTAGGATTGTCGATGGCAACAGATATCCATCGGCAGAAACCATGCGCCGGATATTTCTGGCGACGGAAGGACAGGTGAAACCGAATGACTTTTTTACCGAAAAAATGTCACAAATGTGATGGCTCTGGGTGGGTGCGTGTAGCATCTAGCTGGGATGAGGGTGACGTTGTGCCGGACATTTGCTGGGAGTGTGACGGAAGCGGTGAGTTTTACCTACAGGAGAAAGAATACTTCTCTGAGGGTGACATCGACGGACAGGGTGCGTTGAAATAAGGGGGGCATTGATGGCACAGCAGATTGCTTACTATTGTTGTGATGCTTGTGACGCCACATGGTACACAGGCTGGGCTGAAGACTATGCGGTCAAAGATATGCGTGATTATTGCGAGGTGTGTCAGATGACACCTGACAGCGTGGAGCCGAGCATATCCACGCCAATCTATGTCACACGCTCACGCAAAGAAGAGCGTTGAAGTGAGATCACTGCGGCTACTAGACCTTTTCTCTGGCATAGGTGGATTTAGCTACGCTGCCGAGAAGCTGGTTGGTGGCTATGAGACTGTCGCTTTCTGCGAACAGGACGAGTTTTGTCAGGCTGTGCTGCGCAAGCACTGGCCTGATGTGCCGGTGCATGACGATGTAAGGACGTTTGATGCAGACAGACATGATCGAATTGATGTCATCACAGCAGGGTTCCCCTGCCAAGACATCAGCCTTGGCAAAAGAGATGCCCAAGGCATCGACGGTTCCCGCTCTGGCCTTTGGTCAGAAGTCGCCAGAATTGCTGGCAGAGTACGACCACGCTGGATCTTCCTGGAAAACGTACCAGCTTTGCTTGATAGAGGGATGCACCGTGTTGTCGGAGACTTGGCCGCAATCGGGTATGACGCGCAGTGGCAAGTTATACCAGCTACCGCAGTCGGAACAATTCACCGGCGTTCTCGCGTCTGGATTGTTGCCCACGATCCCAGCTACGGAATACAAGGGGTGCCAGAAATACAGGTTCAGAGGCAGCGAGACTTTTCGTGGCTCCAAGATGTCAGAAGGTTTGAGGACATCCCCGAGCGATCCACCCTGTACGACGCCAAACTTTGCCGAGGCAATCATGGGGTATCCCAAAGACTACACGCTATTGGAAACTCAATAGTGCCGCAGCTTGCGGCGGTGATCCTGTCAGCCATCAAAGAGGTAGAGCATGGGCAAAATGC